TACTTGCAAAGCCGCGAGCGCTGTTGCTTTTGCTCCGTTCCTTACGTTTTCGGTTTTCAGGATGCCTTTAGCACCGTCAATCATCTTCCCCGCAAAAGAGGCAACTTCCTTTGCTGCTGTTTCCGCACTAGGTATCAAACAATTAGACATTTGCATGTCAGTAAATTGATTTGCGTTAGGTGTTCCTGGCGGGCAACGAAGTTTCCCCAAAGAGTCAACGATTACACCAGCGGCTCTTGCCGCTCTTACTCCAACAGAACCCAATTCGGGTTTGTCTTTTATGGTCGGACCAAGGAACCCTTTGAACAGCAAAAGGTTTTCTTGAACTACAGCAACAGATTTTCGGTACTCTGCGACTCTTTCGTTTGCGTCAAAAGCGCGAGACGATTTAATCATCGCCTCTCCTTCTTAGTCGCTCGAGTCTGATGCTTTGTTAACCGTTGACATTGGAACCACATCATCATCCTCTACTTCTTTTTTCTTCGAAGCCTTTTGGGGTTCCACTTTTTCTTCAACGACTGCTGGTTCTTCCTTGACTTCAACCTCAACAACAGCGACTTCAACCTCAGGTACGACAACAACGGGGACTTGTTCTTGTTTTGTGTCAAAAAGAAGTCCTGAAGTGTTGACTGAGTCAACTGGCTGGTTGAGTTTTTTCACTTGTCAAAACCCGTTTCAATTTCAAGCATCTCAAGTTCCATCAAACTGCTCAAGAACTCTTTTGCTTCATCGTCAAGAAGAACTTTCTCGTTTGGTTTTTCTGAAGTCCATGATTCTGGAATCATGTCTTCTTTTCCGAGTTCCTTGGCGCGCTTCATGCAATGCATCTTCGCTTCGTCTTGGTCTTTCGCACGACCGACAGCCATAATTGCCATCTTCAAGTCCTCTTCATCCTTGATTGGGTAAGAGCCGTCTGCCATAGCCATTCCGCCCTTAGCCATTTCCATGCGCTCATCTTCGCTATACATTGCTTTCAGAGCAATGTCGGCTACTTCTTCATCAATGTCAGCGGCTTCTTCTGGGTCGTATTCGTCAAAGCCAAGGATTTCTCCGTCTACACCAACATAAACATCGTATGACTTTCCGTCTACGCCTTCAATCTCCACGGCGTAAGCGTCATAACCATCAAACATGTCTGCATCAACAGAAACAACTTCGCCTTCAATTGACTTAGTTGCAATATCGGAAGCCTCACTGAAAGAGATGACTTTTTGTCCTGGCACTGTTGCAACTTCACCAATCAAATCCTCGTTGAGGAGATGCCAGCCCATGCATTCGCCAGTGGAGCCATCAAAATAAGCCTCAACAGGTTTTCCATCTTTACGTTGAACGTCAACAACAAACACATCAACTTCATCTGCGTAGCCTGAATCAAGAACTTTTCCTGCAAACATGCTTTCAGCCATACCCTCAACTTCAAGAAGGCTTGGCATTGTGTCTTGCTGTTCACAGCCACCTGGGCACGAAGCACAAATTTCCGAACCACCCGCATAGACTTGTCGCTCAATTGCGCAAACGAAAGCAAGGTCGTCGTAGTCGGCGGACTTAACGCCCATTGTTTCCATGCGCTTGGCACGGTCTTTCTTGCGTCGTTCCATCATTTTTTCAATTTCGCCGTACATCTTTTCTTCTTCTTCGTCAAGATCTTCTGGCATATCCTCGTCGTCGTCCATTTCGTCTTCTTCTGCGACCATTGGCATTGCTGGCTTCTTTTTCTTTTTAGGAGCAGGCATTTCTTCATCTTCTGCCATTTCCGTTTCCTCATTCGCCATCTTTGCTACTTTTTCGTCGCCTGCCGTAACCCATTCAGATTTTTCGGTTGCTACTTCTGGTGCTGCGTCAGCAGGTACGGCTTCTTCTGTTTGTGTGACAGCCTTTGCTCCACACTTCCCACAAACTTTTGCGCCTGGCTTGTAGCCACACTCTGACAACTCCAAACCTTTGGCGCATTCAATTCCGCCGTCTGCAAGAAGTTTTACTACTGGTGTTTCGCTAGCCATGTTTGTGGACTCCTTGTAGTGCATTGTTTTCGCAATGCACCGTGATGGATTAGGGCAAGCAGAGCAAGGTGTCAAGCGTTTTTCGCCTGACATCAAGCACTGATATTTTGCCGTTTTTTGTGGTAAACCTGTTATTGAAGTATAACTCATCTTAGCGTTTTCTTTTTACTGCAAATGGAACAACATAAAAGTGTTTTTTTTATTTACATTGCGTCCATAATGTTAAGCAATGCGTCAAACGCTTCGTCCGCCACATCACCGATTTCAACTTGTACACCTTCTTCTGTTACCTCCGCTTTTATTTTGTAATAATCCAAAATCGGGTCTAAAAGTTCCTTAACTTCATACAATGATCGTTCCGAAGAAGAAACCAAAAGCATTTCTTTTTGGTCTTCAGATAGAGACTTTTTCTCAATATCGGAATTGGCGCCTCCAGCGTTCAATACCTCCTTCAGCAGATTGAAGGCGTTTTGTAGTTTTGCCATGTTTCGAGAGTTGATGACTCTGCCCGCCTTCACTTCAATATCTTCATCGGCATCTTTCCCCATCAGTTCAGAAATAGCCGCCATCAACATTGGAATCATGCTTTGAGGGGTCATGCTTTCCCCACCGCCACAACCGCAATCATGTTCTTTCTCGGAGTCGTAGTAAGGCATTTCCATGACGCCGCCCTTGTCGTCGTCGCCTTCCATAACCCAGTTATCTTTATCTGCCATGTAGTTGATGAAATCTGGTTCTGAGTTCATAAACTCTTTGAGAGCCTCATAAGCCTTTTCGTTGCCCTCATCTTCGTTTTCAAACTCAACATCTTCAAGTTGCATCTCTTCCTCGCCCTTGGGCTTGTCGTCGTCAGCAAGACGAGTAGCAAGTTGTTCCATCATTTCGTATCCCTTTTCCTCACTGTCAAGGAAATCAAAGATTGATTTGAGTTCTTGTTCGTTGAGAGAATCCAAAGATTTTCCTGGCTTGAGCATTGACCCCAAACGGTCGTTGAACTCTGAGTCGCTCCAATTGTTCTTCTTTAATTTGCCACGGCAGTTCTTCATGCCTGGATGATGGCACCCTTCGTTCGGCCAGAGACCAGTGGTTTCATGGTGAAGCCAAGCGCAAATATTGCTCAAAGGATACAACTCGGGGTGGTTGGCAAGGATGACTCGGCATCGTCGGAAACCGCCTGGTTTGCGCATAATTGGACGCCAATAGCGCAACAACTTTTCAAGGTTGCCTCTACGAGGACCGTAGCCTCGTGTGCGTGCAGTGACGATTTCCTGAGGAATAATTCCACCAAGAGGGTCAGCCTTCTCGGGGGATTTTGGTTTTACCCCTGCTGGAACCTGTGGGTCTTGTTCCATTCGGTATCGGTCTTCAAAACGACGTTCACCGTCAGAACCGCTTGGCTTATCGCCATCAACATTGACATACACGGTTTGTGGTTTAACTCTTGTTGGTTCCCCAATCATAAACTGGTCGTTTTCGTAATGATAGGAAACACGCAGTGTGCGTATTTCGCCTGTTTCCCCCCTGTGGTCAAAAATTACGCTATTAGGGTCGGACTCTCTAATTCGCACCGAGCCGCCAAATTTTTTTGCTAAGGCAAGTGGAAGGTTTTGTTTGCGTCCTTGTTCTGGCATTGGAGCGTCAACGGCGTTGTCATCTTCTGACTCCTTGCGAGGCTTCTCTTCTTCTTCGGGCTTCTGTCCTTCCATGCTGCTAGCCAAAATGCGCATCAGTAACGAACGACCTTGTTCCGTGAGTTTTCCTTTTTCGTCACGCATTTGAGCCTTGATGTTCTCGTTATTGTCTTGTCCTTCAACTGATTTGATTGAAATAGTGCCAGTGAGTTGATTTGCGCCGTGAAGAACAGGGCTTGCCTCGTAGAGTTCGACTTTCTTCAGGACATTGGCTTGACGCTTTGGGTCAAAATCGGCATCTAGGGTTTTGTAGCCGATTGACCACTCTTGCTCTTCGCCAAAGAAGGCGACATCAGCAAAAGCCTGTCGTCCTCTTTCTGACTTCAGGTTGAATTGAACTTTGGCGTAAAGACCGCCGATTCCCGCGGCACGCATTTTCATGGGAAGTCGTGGGTCGGACGCTGGGACTTCGTACATTTCAAGAACTTTGCCAATTGGCTCATTCCAGTTGTGACCCCAAACAACACGGGGTTTGCGCCTTTTTAGGCTTTCGTTGAATGCGCCAGGTACGATGATGTCGCCAACAGAGTCCTTGTTCCCGATGCCAGCAACGAAACATTCAACTACACCAAGTGCTTCGTCAATATTGAATTGACCTTGCAGCGCTTTATATTGTTGCGTTTCTGATAGTGCTGTTGGCATGGTTCTCCAAAAAAAGTCTGTTTATAAACAATAAACCATTTGGAGCCCCCAAAAAGGAACACTTTCAGTATATTGGGGTATTTTACTGAAACTATTCGGATTCAAATCCAAAACGGAGACGGCAACGACAGTTGAAAGTCAAAGCAGGTGGCGCTATCGGGTCGCCAGGAAAGCGCAAAACCATTCCGTCAACAACAAAACCATCACCGAAATCTACTGTTTTACCCTCAAGAAATTTGTGGGCAGTGCGCACACGAGAATCTTTTCGTGTTAACCAAGTCTTAGTGAAAGCCCCTTGGCTATTTTTCCCCGCCAAGTAGACACCACCATTGTAAGAAGACTGTGCCTCGTGCTCAGCAATGTCTCGTTTACGTTTGGATATCAGTTTGAGAAATATCGCAATCAAAGCAAGACGAAGGAGAACTGATCTTTCCTCTTGATTTTCTTCCATCAAAGCAACAGCAATAGCCGCGGCAATTTCCGCCCCTGTGCTTGTGTTGGCTTCTTGTACTCTTGCCACTTGCTGTTGAGCGAGTTTCTCAACTTCTTGAGGGTCAAGGGACACCTGCTCACTGGTTCTAGAGGCAACGTATTCTTTTGCGTCTTGGTAGATGGCGATGATGATTGGCTCCAAATCATCCGCAAGTTGTTTGTTCCAAACCTCAGGGTCAAAGACCATGTCCACAGTCAAAGCACCGCTTGATAGCGCTTTCACCCCCCGTTTACCAAATGCTTTCTCCATTACGACTCTTTGTTGTCTTTCAAATAGTCGTTCAAGAGCACGGTCAAAAATTTCGGTCCACCTGTCGGTGTCTGTGTCCGCTTTGGTTTCAAGTTCATTGAGGAACTTGAGTTGCATTTCGCTCTGAATCTTTTCGAACTCAGAAAGTTGTTGGTCGGGGGTCAGAGCCGCTGTTTCGGTAGGTGCTTGGGCTGGCGTGTCTGGCGCAGGTATTGGTGTGGGCGGAGCAGGTTGAGGCATTTCCATAGCGCCTTCTTGAGGTGGCAAACCGCCAGGAACGGCATTCGGGTCAACTCCCGCCATGTCAACAGGCTGTTGCTCCTCAGGTTTGAACGGCTTCTCCGTATTGGCAATAGGAGTGAGGTTCGGGTTGGACAGAAGACTGTCGGCAAGTTCTGATTCAACTTTTTTGCGACCTGTTGCATCTCGGTATTCATTGAGACTAATCAATCCTTGCTGAAATTCGTCCATCACATAGCGCTCTCGTTCCTGTTTGGCAAGAATGAGAATCGGAATATCGTTGGTGTCAAAGTCAACATAATATTTATCGTCCAGTTCATCAAACGCTCTAGCAAGTGTGTGCAGATGGGGTGCCATTGTTTCCATCCAGAAAACCCTTAGTTCTTCTGAAGCATTTGAGAAAGTTCTCCCAGCGGCATTTCCAATTACTGACTCAGGGACGCCAAAGGCGGCAAAAATTTCATTCTTTTGAATTTCTCGCATTTGCGTGTAAGCGGCATCTCTTGGCGAAGCCGAAGTATCAACATAATCAACACCCGCCTCTGAAGCGATAACAGTTGTTGACCCCGTCTTGGATAGGTTTCCACGGAAACGGTTTTTAAGTTCTTGTTTATCGTCATCTTCCATGTCGCCACGAACAACCAACAATCCGCCAGGTCGTCCATCGTTCAGCAAATAGTTTCGGTTATAGAGTTTTGACAAAGTTTCTAACTCAATTGCGATACCCGCAGACTCCATTGGGGTCATTGAAAGATATGGGTCTAATGGGTGTGGTCGTCTAATCCAACAGACATCTTCTGGCTTGAGAGTGAACTTTGTGCCGTTGCGCATATCCACTTCAAAACCTGCTACGAACTTTTTGGGGTCAGGGATTGGTGCTGTGTGTTGAGGTGGGAGAAGTTGTAGTGCAATAATTTTTCCGTCACGAGAACGAACTTTCTCAATAAAAACACCTCTCGTACTCATCAAGAGTTGTGCCGAGATTCTGTACCTGAACGCGAAAGAGTTTTCTCCGTCGTTGGACTTTGAGTTGAATATTTCTAGTAGCGGTTTATTGTCTTTGGTTAGTTCACCTCGTTGGTCGTTGCCTTTTCGCAAAATGACAGGCAAGCGTGCTTGATTGCCTGCGATTACATCTATGCATCGAAAAACCCATGTAACTTTTTGCATACCGTCTCGGTACGCGCGCTCAATGTCCCACCCGTCTCTGTATGGCTTGCCCGCTCGTTGAGTATCAAAAGCAATTGGCGCGCCAGGATTTGACAAGGCTTTTTCACTGGAGTTCCTAAGATCTTTATTGTTTTCGCTGTTCCAAGCCATTATTCAGATCCCAACAGATACCCATAGATTCCGCAGGAGATACCGCCAGCAATAAATCCCGCGGGAGGAAATATTAAACCAGCACCGACCGTAACGCCTACGACGAATAGAAACATCAAACAGTTTGCAAGGTTGCGGCGTGTCGCGAATAAAATTAATTTACGATAGATATTCATTGAGACCGTCACCTTAGCAAATGAAAGACCTTATTAATACTACATTATAGGTCTACCTACTTTTACGAGGGCTAATGGCTGACTGGGATAAAATTTACGACTACCTTCAACCGAAGGCACCACTGTTCTGCCCTGAGGAAGCATCATTAACTCAAAAAGTGTTTTTGCGAAGTTATTCACTTGAAGGTCTGTTTGGCGGGGCGGCTGGTGGAGGTAAGTCTTCGGCGCTACTGATGTCTGCTTTGCAGTATGTGGATGTACCTAATTATTCAGCCATTCTGTTTCGTCGCACATACGCGGACTTGGCTTTGCCTGGTGCGCTAATGGATCGTTTTCGTGGTTGGATTTCGGCACATGAAGATGTTCATTGGAACGCCAATAGTTATGTTGCAACGTTTCCATCTGGTGCCCGTATTTCGTTTGGATATCTCAATAACACCAACGACTATTTGCGTTATAAAGGTTCAGAGTTCCAATTTATTGGCATGGATGAGGTCACAGAAATTAGGGAATCTGATTACAGATATATGTTTTCCCGTCTGCGTCGTCCTGCTTCTGGTCCGCTATCCAAGGTTCCCCTGCGAATGCGGTCAGCCTCTAACCCTGCTCCCAACTGGGTTCGTCAAAGATTTATTGTGGAGGGCAAAAATGAGCAGAGATTTTTTGTACCCTCATTTTTAACTGATAACCCAGGAATTGACGCTGAGTCATATCGTCAAGCATTGTCGGTTCTTGACCCCGTGGAACGACGAAGGCTTGAATTTGGTGACTGGTGGGCGACAACTCTTGGAACATTATTTGATAGAACTGATTTCCCAATTATTGATGGTGGGGACGTCCCCGAAATAACAAGTAGCGCCCGAGCGGTCAGATATTGGGACTTGGCGGCAACAGAACCCCATTCAGGGAACACTGACCCCGACTGGACAGTTGGCACCTTGATGCTGTTTGACCAAGGGATTGCCTACATCATGGATGTTCGTAAGATTAGGGCTAAATCAGACAAAGTGGAAACCTTCATCTCGCAGACCGCTCAAGAGGATGGAAAAGCCTGTGCCATCAGAATGGAACAGGAGCCTGGCTCATCAGGGAAAGCCCTAATCGACCAATACGCAAGATATGTGGTTCCTGGTTGGGACTTACAGGGGATACGGTCTTCGGGCGACAAAGAAACTAGGGCAAGACCATTCGCTGCCGCTGTGGCAAATGGAAATGTCCGCTTAGTGCGTGGAAAGTGGATTACTGATTGGCTTGACGAAATATCTTCTTTCCCCGAGGCGTGCAACCACGACGACCAAGTTGACTCGGCGGTTGGAGCATTTACATTTTTAACTGGTTTGGGGTTGCCTCAGAGGAAAAGAGCCACTATCATCGTATGAGATAAACCTATACCACTATCTACCAAAGGGAGTAAACATATGAGTAAGCCGTACAAGTCACCCACAAAATCACAGTTACGAACCGCTAGCAATCAGAGCAAAGACGTAATTGCCACATGGGTAAAGAAGTCACGAAGCAATATTGAACTAAGCCAAGAGGGTTTGGCAGAAATTGCAGGCGTTGACCGCAAGACGATTAACCGTATTGAGAACGGTCACTTCTCGCCGAGCATTGACACTTTAATCAGAATTTCCTTGTCTCTCAATTCAAAAATTCCAACGCTCGTATGAGCAGTTGGGATAAGGACACACTCGCAAACGAGCATCTGTTACCAATTGTTGAACTCCGCAAAGCATTGATGGCAATTGGCGATAAGGCTCTAAGCAACCTAGACCAAGAAGATGAGCAACTTTGGTTTGACACACTTGTTTTGCTTCACGCAGTCAAGGGTGACATTTCATATATTTTTACGCAGTATTCAAATCTGATTGCGGAAAAACTAAAAACAGACGAAGCAACAGCATCAAACGGGCAAAGGATTGAGAAGAAATCAGCGTTTGACCGCAAAGGCTGGAAGCATGAAGACCTCGCCTCCGAAGTTTTACGGAGACTTAACGACTTGTCTGTTGACATGGACACAGGAGAAGTTGTTATGACAGCCAACGAAGTTGCCATGAAACTTCTTGACTATGTACAACCCTCTTACTGGCGCATAAAAGAATTGTCAAAATTGGGTATCAACGCAGACCAATATTGCGAAGTGGGCGAACTCAAAACAAGCATCATCGTAAGAAAGGAACAATCATGAATAACATTTATTCACAATTGACAGAATCTTTTCCACCCGAAATGGAAAAGCGCCTTAATAAGGGTGGCGCAAACTTGGTTTACGTGCCCGTTAGCGAAGTAATCAATCGCATGAACAAAGTTCTCGGTGTAGAAAATTGGTCGTTCACAGTAAGTAATTGGCAACAACTTGGGACTTCAATCGTCGCTCAAGTTTCCGTCGTGGCGACAATTGAAGGTAACACTGTTACACGGGATGGTGTTGGCGGACAGAAAATAAAAATTTCCAAAAACGGTGAGCCTGTTGACATCGGCGATGAGGTCAAGGGTGCGGTTTCGGACGCGCTGAAGAAAGCGGTTCAGACTCTTGGTGTTGGCTTGTATCTTGCTCGTTCAGAAGAAGCAATCGAAATAGAGCAAGCGATGGAAGCCACCACGGTCGTATCTTTGGCTCCTGTTGTCTCCCCCAAATATGCGCATTTTAAAACATTGCTTGAAGCCAAGGATGAGAACAAACTAAAGATTAAGAGTTTTTGGTCTAACTACGGTGGGGGTCGTCCTGTCCCCAAGCCGTCAGAGTTCACCGAAGAAGAACTTGATGCTCTTATCACAGAATTGATTTCTTATCAGTTTGAAGGATCAGTTACTGTAGAGACTTCAGCACCTAAGAAAACCAAATCTCCTGAGATGCCACCTCGCAAAGATATTGACTAATGTGCTCAAAGCCCCTGAATATCTTTCACCAAGTTCAATAAGCACATTTCAGCAATGTCCGTATAAGTACAAACTTTCTCGGATAGACGGGCTCAAAGAACCCGCAACAGAGCACACATTGCTTGGCAATTATGTGCATTCCATCTTGGAAGAGTTTTACCGTCTTGAGGCTTCTCAGCGAACAGTCGTAAATGCCAGAGATTTATTTCGTTCAATCTGGGAAGAGTACTCCCAAGATGTTTCAAACATTTATCGTGGTAATAAATCTCGAATAAATGAGTTCAGGTTGAGGGCTCGCTATTGCATAGAAAACTTGATGAAGATGGAGCAGTCAGAATTAATTGAGTTTGACGGTATTGAGACCGAACTAAATCACTCTGTTCTTGGTGTGCAAATTAAAGGTTTTATTGACAGATGGGCGGTCAAGGAAGGCAAGATAAACATCGGGGATTACAAGACGGGAAAAGTTCCTCAGTTGCGATTCCGAGATGACAAGTTTGACCAACTACTCATTTATGCGGTTATCTTGTCGGAAATTGAAGATAAGGAGATAGGTACTTTGGAGTTGCTCTACATCAAAGATGGGACTAGGCTCACAAAAGAACCAACACAAGAAGATGTAAATAGGATTAAAGCAATGTTGGTAGAAATAAGAAACGCCATAGACGAACGATGCCAGACAGAGATTTTTGAGACCAAAGTTGGAGTATTGTGCGGATGGTGCCACTTTAAACCTATATGTCCTGCATGGAGTAAAAAGAAATGAACGATGAAGCATTTTCCCGACTTGTCGCAGAGGAAGTTAAAAATAAAGCATCCGAAGCACAAAAAAAATATTTGGAAAGACCAGAAAACTTAGAGCGGTGGAAACGTGCCCTGCAGTATCTTTCCCAAAATCTAGAAGAGCAAATAGTTAGCATTGACCAAGAAGAAAAAGTTCGTCTTAGCCAATACGAAAAATTGGGTGCAGAGGGGGCTGTTCTTCTTGCCGAAACTTCGGCTACATCTGCCGTCCGAAGGGCAAAGATTGACAGATTCAGGTTTTTTGTTTCACAGAAATTTGACGAAGTCAGCAGAATGGCTGCATCTTCCTCTTCGTCCGCAAACTCAACAGAAGATTTTTATCGTCGTGCTATAGATAAATGGTGGTCGTTGATGCAGGATTTTGGGATGGAGCCAACCAAAATTGATTATGCCTTGCGGGCATCATTGGAAGGAAAATGGGATTTTGATAACCTGAGCATTGAAGACAACTTTGAAGATTTTGAAGACTAGGGAATAGTCTTTTGACTCGACAAAGATTATTTCTTGATACCTCTTGTGTTGATGCGGCTAGAGAGAGGCTTCGTCATGTCTACGACACCTTTGACACCGTCTGTTACCAATTCTCTGGAGGCAAAGACAGCACAGCCATAATTTATTTGGCTAAGGAAATACATGAAGAACGAAATCTTGGCAAAGTTAAAGTTATTTTTCGTGATGAAGAAATGGTCAGCCCTGCCGTAATCAGGTTTGTAGAAAAAGTTCGACAATACGACTGGGTTGATATGGAATGGTATTGCCTTCCTTCTGGTCAGGAAATTTGGGTTTTGGGTAGACGGGAATATGTTTTACTGTGGTCGCCACAACGACGAGAAGACGGTCGTCTGATAAGAGAAATGCCAGATTGGGCTATTAGGGCGGAAAATTTTGGTTTAGACCCTTCCAAACCTTGCCCCCACCTTGTTGATTACTACACAATGCAGGGGAAAAAAGGTAGAACCGCTTTCGTGATGGGCGTTAGGGCTAACGAATCAATGGTCAGATACAGGTCGTGTGTGCAGAAATTGCACGAAAACTACATTGTTTCGCCCTTTTTGTTGCCCAAATCCATCCCGCTCAAGTTCGCCAAAGTGATTTATGATTGGACTACGGAAGATGTTCTCAAGTTTATTATTGATGAGCATAAAGCAGATTATTGCGAGTATTACGACTTGGCGGAGTTAACTGGAAGCAATAGCCGAGTTGGCATACCGCTCCACTCAGTCGCCATTCGCAGAATAGGCGATGTGGTCGCAACTGAACCTGAGTTCTACGACCAACTTGTTCGTTGCTTTCCACAGATAGACGCGCAGAGAAAGTATTGGGCTGATTTTGATATTGAAACGCTTATTTCAAACTACGCAGCAAACGGGTGGGATGGTGTTTCTGATTGCATAGACGACCACATGTTGACACCAGGTATCCGTTTGGACGCGCAAAAGTTTGCTTCTGCTTTTCGCAAAAAACGAACAGTAGACCCTCACGGTTTTCCTTTGGAATACCTAATAAGAACTTTAATGTTGAATGAATTCCATCAGTCAACCCCGACGCCAGTAGGACCCAAAACACGAGCCCATACAATGAGGCTCAAAGCCATAGAGGCAGGAGAGGATTATTAAGTATGGAAATATTCAAAGTGGAAAACAAGGTTTTAAAAATACCCTCATGGGGGGCGACAAGCATTCTTAGACCAGAAAAAATGTTGCTCAGAATCTCCATGATTGAACACGGATGGCTTCA